ATCTAAACAGCGAAGCCGATCAGATCGAGCGGCTGCTGCCGACTGCACTTCAGGTCGCGGGGCGCCACCCGGTTGATCTGAAAGTGTCGCGCCTGCTCGGCTTTAAAGACGGCCGGCCGCCAATCCTGATCAGCAAGCCGAGCCTCGCTGGTCACGGCATGAACTGGCAACACTGTTCCCGTATGGTGTTTGTCGGCCTGACCGACAGCTTCGAGCAAGTTTACCAAGCGATCCGCCGCTGCTGGCGCTTCGGACAAACCTGCCCGGTCGATGTCTATTTCGTCGCATCTGAACTGGAGGGCGCGGTCGTCGCCAACTTGCGGCGGAAAGAGCAGGCGTTCGACGCCATGCTCGATGCGATGGCTTCTCACATGCGCGATCTGATCCGCGAGAACGTCATCGGCGGCCGTGTCGCGAGCGCAACCTACAATCCACAAGTCAACATGAAAGTCCCGGAATGGCTTTTGACGGCGTAAAGGTATTAGATCAAGCGCAAGGCGCCGGTTGGGCGATCTACAACGCGGATTGTGTCGAGATAATGCGCGGGCTCCCCGAGGCCAGCGTGCACTACAGCATATTCTCGCCGCCATTCGCCTCGCTCTACACTTTCTCCGACGACCCGCGGGACGTGTCCAACAACAACGACGATCGCGTGTTTTGGGCTCATTACCGATGGGTTATTGAAGGCGTCTACCGGGCGCTGAAGCCGGGGCGCATGGTCTCGATCCACTGCATGGATTTACCAACTTCTATCACCCGAGACGGCTTTATCGCCATACGGGACTTCTCCGGCGACAATATCCGCATCTGCCAGGAGGTCGGCTTCCGCTACCACTCCAAGGTGACGATCCGTAAAGACCCAGTGGTCGCGATGCAGCGCACGAAGGCGCTCGGGCTGCTACACAAGCAGGTTGTCAAGGACTCGGCGATGAGCCGGATGGGCATCGCCGATTACATCGTGACGATGCGCAAGCCGGGCGAGAACGACGAGCCAGTGTCGGGCGTGTTCGAGACGTACTACGGCGACGATTGCAGTGACGATGTGCTGACTGCGGATGCGCGTCGGACATGGGATCGGTCTGCCGAATGTGGCGGCACCGGCAGGCGGTCATTTGCCGAACACAAGTCCATCCTGATCTGGCAGCGCTACGCCGACCCGGTATGGTCTGACATCAATCAGTCTGACACGCTGTCATTTCGCATGGCCCGCGACGAGCACGACGAACGTCACATCTCGCCGCTGCAATTGACGCCTGTGCGCCGCTGTACCGATCTATGGACAAACCCGGGCGACGTGGTGCTGTCGCCTTTCGCCGGCATTGGCACGGCGGGATATGTCGCGATCGAGCTTGGCCGCAGGTTCGTCGGGGCCGAGCTAAAGCCGAGCTATTACCGACAGGCAGTCGCCAACCTCAAGAGCGCCGAACATGAGACGCTGACCGGGACTCTATTCAGTCGGATGGACGCCGCCGGATGAGCGGCCGCACTCCAGCATGCGAGGACAGCGCAGCCATCACCGCGCGAATCGCCGAGCTCCAGGCCGAGCGGCTGGCCGCGCTCGCCGGCTGCACTTGCCCGCAGCGCACCACGGCCGGCGAGGTCGTGCATGTGACGGCCTGCCCGCTCGGGCCGGCGGCGCCGTCACAAATGGAATCGGCGCTGGACGCCATGCGGCGGGCAAGGGCGCGCGTCTATCGGCGGGGCCTATGACCCGCGACCCGATCACGATTTCGCTTTTGGGCGAGCCCATCGCCTTCGCCAGGTCACGCATCAGCCGCGGCGGCACGATCTACACGCCAACCCCGCAGCGCAATTACATGGCCGCTCTGCGCAACGCCGCCGACGCGGCGATGTCCTTTGCCGGCGAGCCGCCGTTCGACGAGCCGATCCACCTTGAGCTCGTCGCCGAGCTCGGCGTGCCGGCGTCGTGGTCGAAGAAGAAGCAGGCGCAGGCGCTGCTCGGGCTCGTCCGCCCGGCCAAGCGGCCCGATCTCAGCAACCTGCTCAAGCTCGCCGAGGACGCGCTGAATTCCGTCGTGTTCCGCGACGACTGCCTGATCGTGTCGCTCTACGCCCGCAAAGTGTTCGGCGTTCAGCCGAAGTGCGTCATCACCGTTCGCCCGGCCGTGCTGGCGCGGCCCGGCGAACTGCCGCTGCGCGAGGCCGCGGCATGAGCGACACCGTTCTGGAGCGCATCGCCGATGCACTGGAACGCATCGCCGCAGCACTGGAACCCCCGGTGGGAAAAACATCGCCGCCCGGCGACGGCCCCACACTCGCGGAACTAAAGCTGACGACGCGGACGCGCAACGCACTTAGTCACGCGAACGACTACTATGACAGGCCCCCGCCGAATACGCTTTCTGAAATAGCCAAATACAGTCGGGCGGAGTTACTCCGCATCGAGAATTTTGGTCACGTCTGCTATCTCGAAGTCTGGCTGCTATGTGTCGAGTACGGATACTGGAAGGCAGATGATCCCACGCTCGCGCCGGAAGCTCGCGTCATGCGGCGAGTGGAGGAGGCCGAGCGCGCCAGAAAATGGCGCCCGCCGCGGAGTACGGCGGCATGAGCGAGCGCGACCTCGCCGATGCGGTCCACCGCGAGATCATCTCGCCGGAGAGCGTCGAGGCGGCGGTTAAATTGTGGAACGAACGCGCGCACGTCATGTCGCGGCAGCAGCGCATGTTGTCTGTGCTCGCCCGCACCAGTGCCAATGCCATCGACCGCGTGCTCGCCCGTCGCTTGTCCGAGGCCGCCCGCACCCCGCCGCGGGATGGGCCATGAGTATGCGAGTGTCACTGCCTGGCCTGTTCGCCAACGTCGTTCGCGAGTTGCCGGTGGAGGAACAGGGACAGTACCGTTTCGCGCTCGACGAAGTGCTGCAACATCTGCGCGAGACGATAGCGGGCAAGCACACGCTTGACGAGTTCGCCGAGCATTATTGCCTCAAGGATGCCGCCCGCACCGGGCCATGGGACGCGCCATGAGCGAGCCGGCGCGAGAGGTCCGGCAGATCGAGTCAACCGGGGCGTGGCTCGATTGGAGAAAATCGGACATCACCGCGTCACGCTTGCCGGCGCTGTTCGGACTCCATCCTTATCTCTCACTCGCCCAACTCACCGACATCATGCGCGGCACCACCGGCACCGGCACCGGCTCGGTCCCGGACTCGCCCGCCATGCGCCGGGGCCGGATCCTCGAACCCGCCGTCGCCGCCGCGCTCGCCGAGGAACGGCCCGACCTGCCGCCGCTGGTCAAGGCCACGACCTATCACCGCGTCCCCGAATGGCGGTTGGGATGTACGCCGGACTACATGTGCGGCGACGAAGGCCTGGTGCAGTGCAAGACCGTCAGCAGCCACCAATGGCAGGCGTGGCACGGCAAAGTCCCCACCGGGTACGTCATCCAGACCCTGTGCGAGATGATGGTCACAGGCCGCGCCTGGGGCCTCCTGGCATGCCTCGAAGTCTCGCCCTCCTACCCCTTGCATGTCGTCGAAGTCCCCCGCCACGAGGGTGCAGAGCGCCGCATATTGGATGCCGTCGCCGCTTGGTGGCGAGCGTTCGATGCAGGCGAGATCGCCGGCACCGCGCCCTCTGCCGCACTTGAGGCGGACCTGGACGACGGATCGTTCATCGATCTTTCGACCGATAATGCGCTGCCTGCGCTGCTGGACGAGCGCGCGTCACTCAAGGCAACCACGAGTGACGCCGACAAGCGCCTGAAAGAGATCGACTACCAGATCAAGACCCGCATTGGCCGCGCCTCACGCGCCTGGCTACCCGGTTGGAACATCTCGTTCGGAACCCAGCACAGGCGCGAAACCATCATCCCAGCAAGGGACATCAGGGTTTTGCGCGTCCGCGCCGTCGATGAACAGGAGGCAGGAGATGCCGAAGCATGAAGTCGTGACACTACCGCAGCGCCCCGGCGCGGCGCACTCCATCGCCGACATCGAGAAGCTCGCCGAGGCCGTCGCCCGATCGCGCATGTTCGGCATCACCACCAAGGAACAGGCGATGGTCCTGATGGCTATCAGCCAGGCTGAAGGGCGCCATCCCGCGCTCGCCGCGCGCGACTACGATATTATATCCGGACGCCCGGCCAAAAAAGCCGAAGCAATGATGCGCGACTTCCTCGAAGCCGGCGGTAAGGTCAAGTGGCACCAACTCGACGACACTACCGCCGACGCCACCTTCTCACATCCAAGCGGTGGTGAAATCCGTATCCTCTGGGATACCAAAAGAGCGATGACCGCCGGTCTCGCCGGCCGTGACATGTGGAAGAAATTCCCCCGCCAAATGCTGCGCTCCCGCTGCGTGTCGGAAGGCGTCAAGACCGTGTACCCGATGGCGACCAGCGGTTTCTATACAGCAGAGGAAGTTTCCGACATGCCGGCAATGGCGCTGCCGGAAGCGCCATCCGACACCACCGCAGACCTCGACCAGTTCGCTGCCGTTACGGGTGATGCAGAGGACTTGCCACCGCGCGACATCCTGGCCGAGGCACACGATAAGGCCGAGCACGGCACGGCCGACTTCACCACCTTCTGGCAGTCGCTATCAATGCCCGAGCGAGACAGCATCCGGCAGCATATGGCGGAGTTCAAGGATATGGCCGTGTTCGCTGACAAAGTAGCTGCCAAACACGCCCGGCAAGCAGGGGCCGAAGACAACCCGGACGACCCGTTTGGGCTGCTACCGCTGCCCGCCGCCGAGCCGCTACCGGAGCCAGCGCAACCCGTTGCCGGCCAGGACGTTTTCGCCGAGCTGGAGCACGAAGCTCGCGCTGCCACACGCGATGGCAAGGCGGCATTCGAGCAGTGGTGGAAGACGCTCCGCGGCGCCGACAAGGCACTGATGCAACCGTTCAAGGGCGAATACGAACGGCTGGCCGAGGACGCCGACACGCAGCGCGGGCTCGCACTGTGACATTCGGAGGCGCCGTGATCGCTGACACCCGCATCACCCTCGATGCCGCCGAACGCCAGGCGCTGAAGGCCGCAGCGCAGCAGCGTGGCCTGCGCCACAAGGACATCGCCGCCCAGATCGGTGTCGATCACCGGCAGTTTGCGAAATATGCCTGCGGCGAGCGCCGGCCGACGCCGCAAGTATTGGATGCCTGGCGGCGGGTGCTCGGGATTACCGGACGGGAGGAGTGAAATGTCACAGGCGCCGTACATGCCCGTGTTCGTTGATGCACTGATCGGCGACACGCTGGATCTCTCGGCCGAGGAGTTCGGCGCCTACCTCCTGTTGCTGTTCGCGACCTGGCGCAACAACGGTCAGCCGTTGCCCGACGACGCCCGCAAGCTGGCCCGCATCTGCCGCTGCCCGGTGGCACGCTGGAACCGGGATCTGCGGCCGGCGCTGATCGGCTTCTTCCGGCGCGACGACGACGGATTCCTGCACCAGAAACGACTCGAAAAAGA